CTCCTGAATACCAATCTGAAATATCAGTAGTGAAACCTCCATTAGTAACTTCTTCAGCACCATAAACAGGTACAGGAATAACTGCATACAATTCTCCTGCCTTATATCCGTTAGGAGTTACTACTATACTAACATCATCTAATAAACTCATTCTATATTACTTAAAATTGTTAATTGTGCATTTAAACAAGCCTTAGCCTCAAACACTCCACCATCTGCAATAACCCTAGCCTTAAAGTCATTTACTTGCTTTTGTACAGGCGTTACACCTCCCTTATTACTAGTCGGTAATGATATTCCTAGTGATAATTTCATTATTTAGTAGCATCACCATCAGACTCTCTATATCCAATACCAACTCCACTCGATAATTGAATAGCTGTCGTTCTCATAAATAAAGTTGTTCCTGCAGGTAAAGTTAATCCTACTAATGCACCTTCAGTTCCTGACATATTACCAGCAGTAATAGATTCTATAACTGATTCTACAGGAAAGTATAGGCAGTACCAATCTTTTCCTGTCTGTGCAGCAGTTGTGAAAACTACATTTAAGCCACCCTTCCCAAGCATCTCAAGTAGTAGTGTGTTATCTGTATCAAATGTACTCATTTTTTTATTTTTTAATTGTTATTATTATTTTGTAAATATTGTTATTATAGCCCCTATAGTTACTGTGTATATCACCCACATTGCTTTTACTAGAACTTTTCTCATAGATGTGTTTCTGTTTACTCTTGCAGTAACACCTGAATCTGGATTAAGTAATTTATCTGTAAGCATATCTAGTTTAGATGATATATTATCTACTGTATCATTAATTGATGTTATATCTTTCTTCATTGAAATTAATTCCTCTTTAGTTGTCATTAGAATGTTGTTGTTTGGATGGTTAAATTAATGAAAATATTTGAACCTGCAGTTTCTTCCTTAATCATAGGAAATATAATATCTCCTGCTGCTAATGCAGAAATAGTTACAGTTGTTTCATTTATTCTAATAAGTTTACTGTCATCACTAAGTCCTCCTACTGTAATCTCATCAATAACAACAGGAACAATAGATGTAGCATCATTTTCTGTAGGGGTTGCTTTACATATAGCAATAGTAATAGAGGATGCTGTATCACTTGTAGCCCAACCACTAATAGAGGTAACTTCAGCAGTTTCAGCAACTATTTCACCCTGACCAACTCTAAAGATATTTTTTGGTAATAAACTACCTCCTGCTACTGTAGAACTTCCATAATCAACATCCATTTGAAATGGAGATTTATTATCTGCTATATCCTCACCATAAGCATAATTCGTAGTCCCTAATAAAGTATATCCCTGCATCTTATAGTTAGTAACTCCCATATAAGACTTCCCTTGCCAAACTAAATTACCATCAGTTCCAGTACGAGATGAACCTACATTTTTACTTAATACAGTATCATTATCAGCATTTTCAAATCCTTTTGGATTATGCCTATTTATATCAGTTAAGTTCTTATGTTCGTTTGCAGCCATTTATATATTTATTTTAACATTCAGGACAAAAATCCTTCCAACTATTATAATTTCTTGTAGGTCTTGAGTATATACTATCATACATTATAATTCCGTGATTCTTATATGTACTTGTGTTACAAGGTGCATTAGCAGTATATGTAGGGTAGTCAGCACTATTATCTGAATCATTTAAATACTCTATCATATCTTGTAAGTATATCTCTGCCTTTCTGTATGTATCTTGCTTATAAGCGTTTAATTCAGAAGGGTCAATAATAGTAGAAAACTCATCAATATTATGAACAATACCCATACTACTACTATTACTCTGAACTTCATTAATAACCTCAAACCTAGCAAACCAACATAGAGTTCTAATTAAGAAATCATCCATTAAAGTTTGATTTGGTACAGTTAAAGTGCCATCATTATTTTGTGTTTTTAACTCCTCATAAAACTTCTTTCCAATAGCAGTCTTTAAGTGTGCTAACTCAGAAAGTAATATAGTGTTAGTTGAAATTAAAGCAGGGTCAGTATTAGCATTAGTAAAACTATTGCTTATAACTTCTTCTGAAGTTGCTAGTGTTTTATATTGATTTACATTTGCCATAGTTATTGTTCGTTTTCAGTTTCTTTTTCATTAACCTCTAAATCTCCTGCATCATCATCTCCAACTCCATCACCATCATCATCTCTAGTTACAATGATTTGCTCTCTATCTGTTAAGAACATATCACCCTCCTCAAGCATTGGCAAGTCCTCATCTAACATTCTTCTTTGCTCATTAATTGTAAGCACTTTAGATGGGTCAATCTGAGTAGCAAAACTAATTGGTGGCTCATAGTGAATTATTAAATCTTCAGGCAAGAAACCTAACTCTTTATATAATATCTTTTTAATACCATCTAAAAGTAAATCTGAAGTATCTTTAATTACAGTAGTCATTGCTAAATCATAAGCAATTCTAATCTCACTTCCTGTATTATTCATCTTACCACTTGAAACTAATCCACTTAATGATGGTTGCCACCTATGAGCAGTTACAATGTTTTGGTCAGTTATTCTCTGTAAATCTAACCAACTACCATCTTGGTCATCTTTTATTATCTGTACATTAGCCTGAGAAGTATCTCCATTCTTAACGATAAACATAATCTTACCATTATTCCCCTCTCCAACAAACTTCTTCTGAGCCTCGTGTACTAATTTCTTTGCTTCTTCCTCACCCATATCTCCACTAATCTCAACGATTGCAGATGGTTGGAAGCCATTTTTAAATTTTGTGTGATTCCATTTACCAATCTCATAATCTACAGCAATATGCTCTAATGCAGCAACATAATCTGGTAAACCATAGAATTGGAATGTAGGCTCGTAATCATTAAACTCAAACACAAACCTATTACTTCTAACCTCAGGATAAAGAGGTATAGTGCTTAACTTATCCTTCATAGTATTGTACTTTGCCCAATCAGGATGTACATATACTTCTTTCTTATTCTTAGACATTCTAACAGTAGTTGCATCTATATGGTATAGATTCAGTCCACCATCATATAAAACACCTTCTAAGTAAGCATTTCCAAATGTATAGTAATCATCTGCTAACTTCTTAAAAATCATTCTTAACGATTCTCCATCAGCATTAACATCTTTAATATACTCTAATAAATCCTCATCATTACTTACAAACTTAGCACCACTCGTAAAGATTGTCTTTTGTGCAAGTACACTTCTATGCGTTGATGACTGTCGCTTTAATTTAGCCAAGTATTGAGGAAATAAGTTATCATTACCGAATGGAACGAACTTAGTTCTTATCTTAGATAAATCTTGTATTTCTTCTATGTTTTGAGGTACTGCTAAATTAAAAACCCCAAATTCAAAAGTATTACTCTTTTGAGTCTGAAGATTCTTTGTCTGACTTTTCTGCTTCGGTTGCTTTCTTTGGCTCATCTTTAGTTTTTGTAGTTGATATTTTTTCTACTAATTTTTTCAATCCTAAATCTTCATAAGCATATGCTAACTCCTCTTGAGTTGCTGTAGCCCACTTAATAACAAAACCATCTTTATATGTTCTGCCAGATGTTTTTTTTGCTTTATATTCTGCCATAATCGTATATATCTTTAAGTGTGATAAATTTACAATACTTTTTCCACAATCACACATATTGTTAGAAAGATATTAATAGGGAAATGTTATAAACTTTTTACGAACAAAGTCCAACCTATTACTATATCTTTAATTATTATGCTCCTGTTATTGCAGTTAATGCTGAAGTATCAACAGTAATTGTACCTACATACTTTCTAGGCAATTCAAACTGTCTAGCCATTAAACTAACTGTAATTCCACTTTCATCAGAGTAAGCAGCACCTGTACCACCCTCTATAGTAGCCATATTTAAATAAGTTTGACTTTTTGAAGCCACATCCTCATTTGCATACTTTTTAGTAACACCTAAAACCCAAGCGTTATCATTAGTATCAATCGCTATACCCATCATACATTGGTCAAGAGTTTCTTGCATTGCGTGAAAAGTAGCACTTTCTAATTGAGGAATCATAAACGATAAACCACATTCAAATGCAGTTGAACCATTTTCTTTTGTTCCATTTATTGTTAATGCTGGAGTTTCGTTTTTGAACTCATAAACAAACCAAGCAGCATCACCACCTGACTGAATATTGTCAATATCCCACTCTCCTGCATCATCTCCATAAGTAATAACATCAGCAGTTTCCCAACTTCTTAATAGGATTTGCTTTATACCACCTGTTGATTGTAAGTTTGAACAAACAACCCCTATACCTGTATCTATTGCCATTTTTTTATTATTTTATAATTATTTAAAAGTAATTAAGAGGAGAAGATTTTGACACCCTCTCCTCTATTATTACATTATTGTTATATGTCCTTAACGATTCCCCACTGAACAAGAGAAGAGTACAAGTACTGTACACCTAACTTGAAGTAACCTCTAAAGAACATTTTCTCTTCTAAATCATCATAAAATACTTTGAAAGAACCTTCTGGGTCAGTTACATCAGAACCAATGATTAAGTTCTCTACTGCAGTATAACAAGCCCCTTCAGTAAAGTTAGTAGTTCCATTTAAGAAAAGTGCTGGGTTAGTATCAGCTAAGATAGTATTCCACTCATACATTGGTACTAATTCAACACCTCTAAAAGAAACTCTAGGAGCTCCATCTACTCTATTAACGATTGCTAAGTCAGCTCCGTTACCCTCAAGATTTTGCAAGTAAGCGTTATATAATTTAGGAGTTACAAAGATTTTCTTATCTGCTGCTGGTACTTGCTGTAATGCTGCTGGTGCTCCATCATAGATTTTCATAATCAAAGCTAGTGCATTTGCCGCACTTGGGTCTGCAGGAGCTACTGCATCTACAGTTAAAACTGTTTCTGCTGCCATTAACTTCATCCAACCATCAAATACTAAGTACGCTGCATCTGTACCTGCTGTTGTATCACCACCCCAAGCTAATCTTACTACATCTGAAGCGATACCTTTTACTGCTCTGTTTACGATTGCAGAAGCTAACTGAGTACCTTCAATATTCATTACATCTGCTCCACTTCTATAAGACTCCTCAATGAAAGTTCCGAAAAACTCATCAGTACATTGCTCTAAAGCAACTCTACATCTACCTGCAGTAATTACTTTATCAGAAATATCAAATTGCTTAGAACCACTTGTCGCTGAACAAGTTGTATAAACCTCTACGATTTTCGTTAAAGCTGCTGCTGTATATACATTCATTACGTGCTTAACATTAGGAATTACTCTATAGTTACGCATTATATCATCACTTCTAAATACTGGTTCGTAGAAGATTTCGTTTAATTGAGCACCTCCGTATTCTGCGTTGATGCCATCATTTGCTATATTTGCCATTTTATTTTATTTTTTAATTGTTAAATTTATTTCTTATTCTTGATGCCATTGCATCGTAAAATGCTGAATTAGCATCTACTTTTTTGTTTTCAACTATTGCAGGGTCGCCTGAAGTTTCTAATTCTGTACCTTTAGCATCTGCCTTGTTGATTTTTGCGTTCAAACCTTCAACCTCTACTGTTAAAGTTTCATTGTTTCCTTTTGCAGAAACCAATTCTTCTTCTAGTAAAGAAAGCTTGTTTGATAATTCTATGTTCTTAGCCTCAAATTCAGAAATCTTATTTGTAATTTCTTCGTTATCTCCTAAGTTTACAGTTATCGCAGTTTGTTCAGCAACATCTGCAGAAACTTTTACTTCTCCTTTTACAGAAGCAACAATTTCCTCAACCTTACTATTGAACCAATCTTTTAACTCGTTAGTCATTTTTTTGTTATTTATATTAATACTTAATTTATTCTTAATTTCTTCCTGCGTGATGTTCTTAAATTTAGAAACATCATACTTAGCAGCCACTTTAATAGAGTCAGAAATAGTATCTACAAATCCTAAGTCAAAAGCCTCTTGAGCATTTAACCAAGTTTCTTCATCCATCATTTCTGCAAGAGCATCAACTGATAATCCTGTTTTCTTTACATAAATTTCTGTTAGTTCACTTGTAATCTTATCAAGAGTTTCTGCAGTCTTACGCATATCCTTAGCCTCTCCTGAAGTTCCTCCCCAAGCGTTATGAATCATAAATAAAGAGTTCTCTGCCATTATTACCTCATCTGCACCTAAAGCAATGATAGTAGCGATACTTGCTGCTATACCCTCTATATAGACTGTAGTCTTAGCCTCTCTCCTTTTGATTACATTGTACATAGCCATTCCATCAAACACATCACCACCTAAGGAGTTAATGCGTAAGTTGATTGGCATATCTTTTAATCCTTTGATTTCTGATATAAAGTCTTGTGCAGTTACTCCATAAGTACCTATCTCATCAAAGATATATATATCAGCAGTTTCACCTGCCTTATTTTGAATGTTATACCATTTTTCGTTCATAGCAGCAAAAATATGACTAAGTCAGTTTTAACTTACCCAATTTTCATACAAAACTTTTAATAGGTAATATTGCTAGATGGTTTTGATTTCTTTCTCTCCTTATAAACTATATTCTGAGCCATACTTTCACTTATATTGTATTTGATAGATAAATCCATCCAAGTGTGAGTTCTACTTCCTTCATTACCTGCCAACATTCTATCAAAGTCAGCTATAATCATATAGTTTCTAATTCTTTTAGGTTCAATTAATCCTCTCTCTGTAAGATGTCTTACAATATCCCTGCTAGTTGGGCTTTCCCCAAACCTCTTTTCTAACTCACTACCAGCAATTTCAATGAAGTCAAAGACTACATCTACTTTATTTTGTCTTATTTTCTTTTCTTGCATTAATTTTCTTAGGAGTTTGTTCTAATTCAATCCACTCATCTACCATCATTTCCCAAAACTTACAAACTGCTCCTCTGCAAGATGTACACTTAATAGACTGCTTGTTAGCAGGAAATAATAAATGCCATTCAGCAAACATTAAGTTTAATGAGGTAGCCTGATAGGTTGGAAAGTTTCTTTGATGATTTTTGTTCTTAATAACTGCTTCAGTCATCATACTTCTTTTGTTCTTGCTATAATTATTAGCAATTTCTTTGAAATTCATATGTAGAGTTTTACCATTTATTTTCTGGACATTTACCAAAAAACTCTTTTGTTAATGATGTCTTAGCATCTAGGAAACACTTGCATTTAGCACATCTTGAGCCTCTGCTTATTTTAGGTTTCTTTAACAGTAAAAAGTTTCGGTAAAAACTACAACTTTTACAGACATCTAGTCTTTCTAATTTGGTTTTCTTATCAACAAACATTTGTTTATTTCTTTGATTATTAAATTGTTGCCTGAGATTGTATCACGCTAACTGTATTCTGACTGCTAGTAATGTCTGCTTCAACTACTACTACTTTGCTTGAGCCACCCATAGCACCCATCATTTGATTTTGTCCTATTGCATTGAATTGTTGTTGTGAGAATGAAGGTTGATTAAGTAATCCTCCATCAGCAAACTTAACACCTCCTCCTGCTGCGTTCATTGCAGATAATTGGCTAGAGAACATTGATGTACTTCTTTTGTTTATAACAGCCTCACCACCCTCTAATTCAACTACTCTACCACCTACTGCAAACTTCTCTCCTCCTTGTGCGTGTGATTTTCCATTAACCATACCTCCGTTAGCAAATTCTTGTATCATACCACCATTTGCAAAAGTTATATTACTAAAAGCATTTTCAAACACACCACTAATAAGACTACCTGCACCTGCTGCTACTATAGC